CAATATCTAACAGTCCGAATAACAAAAGTGAACAGGATAACGGACTATTTAAGGTTAGATATGTTTATAAAGGCAGCGCAAACCCAGAACGCAAATTTTGCAGGGATATGATGGCAGCTAAAAAAGTGTATCGTAAAGAGGACATAGACAAAGCTAGTTCGCAAGTAATACAGGCAGGAATGGGTCCTAACGGTTCAAACACTTATAATATATTCCTTTACAAGGGTGGCGTTAACTGTAAGCATTTCTGGGAACGCAGAATTTACCTACGTAAAAATAACAAGCGAATAAGCGTAAACGAAGCAAGGCGCAGAATTTTAGAATTAGAACCTAGCGATAGGGCAGCATTTAGGTTACCAGAAAATCCTACAAAAGTAGCTAAAAGACCTCACGATATGAAAAACGGCGGCAGACTTTATTAAATAACAAAAACAACGCAAAATGCGTTAATAATATAACATGAATCAACAAGCACTTTTCATAACTCCAGCCGAAATCGTAAAATTTACGCCTATTGGTGGCAATGTAGATACCGACCGCTACATATACATTATATATGAGCAGCAAAGGTATCTAATTGAGGATATAATAGGCACGGCACTATATGAGAAAATTGCAGCGGACATCCTAAGCCAAACCCCGCTTACTGGCTTATATGAAACAGTACACGAAAATTATTTAAAGCCTATTTTATACAATGCCGTATTTAGCGAGTACGTGCTTACGGGTCAGTATAACGTACAGGATAGTGGCATTTATAAAGCGTTACCAACAAATAGCGAAAGCGCGCCTATTGACGAAGTGAGATTTTTTGCAAATAACTACAAAGCTAAGGCAGATGTTTGGGTAGGTAGGTTGCAAAAGTGGCTATGTGATGTAGGGGTGCAAATTCCAGAATATCAAGACGACCAGCCGAATGACTTTGACCAGCACCCGAATAGGGATGTTAATATAGTAGGCGGTTTTTACTTGCCTGGTCGCATGGTAAAAAAGTGGTATCATGAGGATATTTCGAGGTAGGACTGAGCCATGTAAAGATGGTTTAGGTGGCGTTAAAAGGGTGTATATTTTCAAGTACTCACAGGAAGTAGCAAGGCAGGCACGAGGGCAAAGGGGCGTTTCCCTTACAAGCTATCCACCTACTTTGGTTTATGCTTACAATGTGCAAGCGTCTAGTTTTAGCGAGAACCGCGCGCAGGATTTAGGCGATTGGTCGCAGTCATTTAGCGCGACTTTGACAAAGCAAACGCTATCGGACACCATAGAAATAGAAACGCTTATAGGTATTGAACTAGGGCTTATTATTGAGGGGTGGGATGGCTTATTTAGGCTCGTAGGTGCTGAAAATGGATGTAGAATTGAAAGTGCAACGGCAGCAACGGGTGGCGCAAAAAATGACCTAAACGGGTATACCATTAGCATAGAAGCAAATGAGCGCTACAAGTCGTTACTTTTCACAGATTTAGTGGCAGCTGGTTTTAGCATAGCAACCGAAAACAACTATTTACTAAGCGAACTACTAGAAATACTAACAGACGGGACTGGAAACAGATTAACATACGCATAATGGCAGATAAATTATTCAGAGATTATTTTAACGAGAAAACGGAAACAGGAAGCGTTCCCGCTGGTGGTAAATTATTGGTGCAAACAGGTGGTGCAACCGAACCAAAAAGGTTGGATGTTGACTTATTTGCAACCGTTGCTAATTCCGTGCAAAAAACAGGTGCTACTGACCAGATAGTTGAAAGTACTTTGCAAGCGGAAGCATTTATTAAAGCAGGTGGAACTTCGTCGGAGTTTCTTAAAGCGGACGGTAGTGTGGATAGCACTTCTTTTTTAATACAAAACGAAAACCTCGCTTACGGGCAATCTTACCTAGACAATTTTAGAACAAGAATTTTAAACGATTTAGGCACTTCGCACCCTAGCACGTCGGCTTTTGAGTTAGCAAATTTAAAGCAAAATGACTTGCTGCAAAAGGCATCTTTAATAGTAACGCCTAGCGCAACCAAAGCATCTAAACTTTACGCGATTAAGCCACAAAATGCAGCGGGTGATTTAACCGTTGTAAGAGCTACAACCGCCACAAGGGTAAACGAGGACGGACTTATTGAAAGCGTTGCCGCAAACGTGCCTAGAGTTGATTATAAAGACGGAGCTGGTAGTATTTTAGTTGAGCCGCAAAGGACTAATTTGTTGTTAAGGAGTGAGGAGTTTGATAATGCGAGTTGGTCCAAAACTAGCATAACCATAACTCCTAATCAAATTACTTCGCCAGATGGCACGTTAAACGCTGATAAATTAGAAAATTTTTCTAATGGAGCGCGATATATATCCCAAAACATCTCATTAACTTCTGGTGTGCCTTATACATATTCTTTTTTTGTAAAAAAAGGGATAATGGATTGGTGTTACTTACTTGCAATTGGCTCTACTAATATAGCGGCTTCAACTTTTGATATTTTAAATGGGGCTTTAGGTTCTACAATTTCTTCAAATATAACAACAATATCCAAAATTGAAAATTATGGTGACGGTTGGTGGAGGTGTTCTATCACATTTACTCCAACAATAAGCACATCTTTTAATTTTAGAATTTATAATGCAGATTCTGCAACTGATGTAAATACTTTGTCAGGTTCATTTAATTACATATACGGCGCACAAGTAGAACAAGGCTCAAACGCTACTTCATACATTCCAACGGTTGCAAGTACGGTAACTAGAAATGCTGATGTGATTAGTAAGACTGGGATTAGTGATTTGATAAATGGTCAAGAGGGTACTATATTTTTAAATTCAGCCGCTCTAGCTAATAACACATCTGCAAGGTTTATAGAATTAAGAGGAAACACGGTCAGCCTTACAAACAATATATTTATTAGGTATGAGGGTTTTTCAAATAGGATAGCGTATTCTGTTTATTCAAATTCAGCACTTCAATGCAACATTAATTTTGATTTAACTAGCCAGTCAGAATATAATAAAATGGCTTTTGTCTGGGCATTAAATAGGTTTGAAATTTGGGTTAACGGTAGTAAGGTTTCTGAAGATACACTAGGCATACCTCCAGCGGAAAATTTCATGAGCATAATAAATTTTTCAGATAGAAACGGAAATAATAAATTTGATGGAAATGTTAAAAGTTTTCAACTCTACAAAACAGCCTTAACAGACACCGAACTAGCAGCCTTAACAACACTATAATATGAACATATACAAACTAGTTTATACAGACAAAGAAACTGCAATCGCTGATTTAATAGATAAGGGTGTTATTGATGAGCAGGGTTACACCAACGCAACGCAAGCAGTGGTAGACATTGGCAAAATAGTTCAAACAGATGCGACTTACGACGAGCAAGGCAATGAAATTACTCCAGCTATTTATGCAGACGGCTACCACTACGACGTAATGACTAGCGATGAGATAGTCTTTGAAAGTGAGATACAAGTAACGAGTCCAAAACACAGCTTTGCAGGCTTTAATTAAAACAACATGGGAATAAAATCAAACATAGGTCAAAGTTTAACCAACGATAACGTAGGCATTGGAGTAGTTCCAGTTGACGGCACAAATAAATTGCAAGTTGAGGGAAATGCTACGGTAAATGGTAATGTAGGAATAGGCACAACCACGCCAGCTGGAAAATTGGAAATTAATAAACCTCAAACTTCTGGAGTAGACTTCACAAATCCAAGCCTAAAATTAACTAGCAGCACAATAAATAATGAAGGTAGAACTTCCATAACTTTTCCTACATCAAGTGTGGATTTATATGGATTTTCTGTAAGCTCTTGGAGAGCTGGCACTAGCTCTGCAGATGGTAAATTTGAAATAGCAAGTCATTTTAATAGTGCAACAGGGTTTTCTAGATTTATAATAGACAAATTAACCGGCAACGTAGGAATAGGCACAACCGCACCAACGGAAAAACTCCATGTGAACGGCAAAATAAAAGCAACAAGCATAAACTTTACAGGGCTTCCAACAAGCGCCACAGGATTAAGTGCTGGCGATGTATGGAACGACGCGGGAACGCTAAAAATAGTATAATTAAAAATGAACCACATCTTAACATTTATGAAGTTTATAGCACTCTACGCTTTAACACTTATTGCGCCCATACAGGGCTTACTACTAATCGCTGGACTTGCAGTCTTAATGGACACTATTTTTGCGGTGTACTATTCAGTAAAAACAGCGGGCTGGGATAGTTTTAAAAGTACAAAGCTTTTTAATGTAGTTGTTAAGACGTTCTTTTATTTTGGAACTATAATCTTTGCCTATTTTATAGATACTCACGTAGTAAGCAATAACACTATACTAGGCGTGAACCTTTTAATTGCTAAACTAACTACTATTTTCTGGATTTACATAGAAGTTAAAAGCATAGACGAAACCAGCGTAAAAATGGGAAACCCCTCTTTTTATGCAGTCGTTAAAAAGTTAATGGGCAGGCTCAAAGATTTAAAAAAGGATATTAACGAAATAGTGAAGTAGCCTATGAAACTAACTAAGAATTTTACGCGTGAGGAGTTTGACAGTAAAGACGGCTCAACTATGCCAGCCGACGTATTGCACAATATCCAAAAGGTAGCTAATCAACTGCAAGCACTCCGCGACGTTTTAGGGCGTTCAATTACTATAAATAGCGGGTACAGGTCGCCAGCGCATAATAAGCGCATAGGAGGTGTTAGAAATAGCCAGCACGTAAAAGGAACGGCAGCAGACATAGTGGTTTCTGGAATGAAGCCAAAGGACGTAGCAAAGGCGATTGAAACGCTAATTTCAAGTGGCGATATGTTACAGGGCGGAATAGGTGTATATCCTACGTTTGTGCATTACGATATACGTAAAACACGTGCGAGGTGGTAAGGGCTTTACTACTTGCTTTACTGCTTGCGGTTCTAGTTGGGTGCGATAGCCTTAAAACGGCTCAGAAAACTAAGCGCGACGTACAAACCAGCGAAACAATCAAAACGCAAACTAAGCGCGCTGGTGACACTTTGCGCTTGCAAGTGCCTAAAGTTACATTTAAGGACACAACTATCGTTAAAACGAACTACATTAACCGTACCGAAGCGCGCATAGCATACGACACAAACGGCAACGCCACAGTAGAATGTATAAGCGCGGAAATAAACGAACTACGCGAAGAAATTAGAACGCTTTCAGATACTAGCAAAGAAAAAGAAAGCACAAAAGAAACCAGCTTCCAAAGTGAGGTAATTTTATACGCATTTGCAGGGCTTGCGTTGCTTATTGCCATAGCTATTGGCGCGTTTTTTTGGGCTATGAGTAAACAAAGTTCACAAATACTTGCGGTTTTAAATAAAATTTCGTAGTATTGCACTTTAATCTTTCATTTGTTTTTTGTTTTTTGAGCCTACTTTTGACCGAGTAGGCTTTTTTTAAACAAAGAACTACCTAAAAAAACAAACAAATGTCAAAACAAATCAGACCACGATTAGAAAACGGTAAAAAACACGCGCACCTACATATCACAAAGCCAGAGCGTAGGATTTTAGAGATAGGCGATTTACATTGTCCCTTTGATTTAGATGCGTACCTCCAGCATTGCATAGATACGTATAACAACTACAACTGCAATCAAGTTGTATTTATTGGCGATGTAATAGATAACCACTACTCTAGTTTTCACGAACAAGACCCCGACGGAATGGGTGGAAGTGATGAGTTGGACGTAGCAATAAACCGCTTACAGAAATACTACAAAGCGTTCCCCGTTGCTGATGTAATGATAGGAAACCATGACCGTATTATAATGCGCAAGGCTTTTAGTGGCGGGATTCCTAAGCGGTGGATAAAAGGCTTTAGCGAGGTTTTAGGTACTCCAGGGTGGAACTTTGTAGACCGCGTAATATACGACGGTGTTCAATACGTACATGGTGAAGCTGGAACGGCACGCAGCAAATGCAAGTCAGATATGATGAGTACGGTACAAGGTCATTTGCACACGCAGATGTATGTAGAATGGGCAGTAGGTGCAAACTTTAAAATTTTTGGTAAGCAAATCGGCTGCGGAGTTGATCACGATGCTTACGCGCTAGCCTATGCAAAGCGTGGTAAAAAGCCCGCTATTGGTTGTGGTGTTACAATAGGTGGACACACTTCGTTTAATGTACCTATGGAATTGTAAATGTTAAAATTATGTTAAAGTAAAGGCATAGGGTTGCATAAGTTATAAATAGGTTTATATTTGCATATCACTAATTCAAAAATGATATGAAACAAATTAAACATTTCCCACGTGTTACTACTATACACGAAAATAAAAACGGCGTTACCACAATCACCGTTAAGGACAAACTAAAAGAAGTTTACGACCTTGCAAGTGCTGGCGTTAAACAATCGGCTGCAATAGCTACGGGTGTTAAATTGCCTAACTACTTACACAGCGATAAACCCGAAAAATTAAAGGAGCGCGTTAAGGCAATTGAAACCGCTCAAGCTAAACACGTACAGGATTCACAAGAAAGGTTAAACCAGATTAAAGTTATAGCGCATGAGGTTATCAGAGGTTAAGTCATTTGTAGAAGATTACTTTAGAGCAAATTTAAGAAGCCGACACAGGGAAACTAATAACATAAATGCAAGAGCAACCTATTTTAAATTAATACGCGAAAACACAAATTTAGCATTAAACGAAATAGGGCGTTCAGTTGGCGTTAATCATGCTACTGTTATAAATAGCTTAAAAAAGTTTGATATGTACCATAAGGATAGCGCAAGTGTCAGAGAATGCTATGAAGATGCTTTAATACATTTTAAAATTAACACGGGCGTAAAAACTCAAGACTTAGAAGATTTTAAGCTATCTAAACCAATCGAGAAAGCTGTTAAGATTTTAAGCGAAATGACAGAACTAGAAGTAATAGAATTTTTACCACGAATAGAATTATACCACAAATCAAACATTAACAAAAAACAAAGACAAGAACAATGGCAACAACAAAAACAACAACAAGCCTAAGAGAGAAGCTATTTAATGCAAAGTCTGAAATAGGCAAAATTTCAAAGGATAGTACAAACCCATTTTTTAAAAGCAAGTACTTTGATGTAAACTCACTTTTGGAACACGTCGAGCCAATTTTAAACAAGCACCGCCTTTTATTATTGCAACCTATTATTGCTGGCAGCGTTAAGACTGAAATCCTGGACATTGATAGCGATGACATAGTAGAATGTGAGATAGCTTTGCCGGCAATTACAGACCCCCAAAAATTAGGCAGCTGCATAACCTACTACCGTCGCTACTCCCTCCAAAGCCTTTTAGGTTTACAGGCTGAAGATGATGACGGAAACAGGGCAGCAAAGCCAGCAACTCCTAAAAAGGAAGTGCTAGACGAAAACCACCCAAAATGGCAGCAAGCAAAAGCAGCCTTAAAAGCTGGTACTATAACGCTAGAAGCAATCAAAAATAAATACGATGTTAGAGGGCAAATTTAGATTTAGATGCCGCGCGTCTGGATTAGGTAAAATAATGGGCGCGCGTGGTCTAGGTAAGACTGGCGAAACTTTCGTGCAGGAATGGCTCAAAGAAAAGCTATACGGAACGCGACGCGAGATTTACAGCAAGTACATAGACAAAGGAAACGACAATGAGGATATCGCTATCGAAATGGCAGCCCACACTTTAAACCACCCGATGTTATTAAAGAATGAGGATTGGTTTGAAAATGACTGGGTACACGGCACGCCCGACATCATTTTAGCAGATAGCGTAATAGATGTAAAATGTAGCTGGGATGCGTTCACGTTTCCACTATTCGAAACTGACCTACCTAATACGGATTATTACTGGCAATTACAAGCTTATATGTGGCTTACAGGCACAAGTTCGGGAAAAGTTGTATATTGCCTAACTGAAACCGATGACGAGCAACCTTTATATAAGGACGTGCCAGAAAGTTTAAAGATAAAAAGTTTCGATGTAGCGTATGACCCCGCTGCGATTGAAAAAATAAAGGAACGGGTCGAACAATGTAATAACTATTTAAACACAATTAACAAATGGAATTAACAGGAACAACAAAGTACGTAGGAGCAACCGAAACAGTAGGATCGGGAAGTTTTCAAAAGAGAATTATTGCAGTAGAAACTACTGAGCAATACCCGCAAGTAATAGGAGTGGAATTTGTTCAAGACAAAGTAAACTTACTGGACAACATAAACGTAGGCGATACTGTTACAATCGGTATAAACTTACGCGGCAGAGAGTGGCAATCACCACAGGGTGAAACTAAGTATTTTAATACGATAGCAGGCTGGAGGATAGCAGTTTCGGCTCAAGGGCAAGCAGCACCAGCAACGCAAATACAAGCAAGCGATGACTTACCATTCTAAGGAGGAGCAACTGCAAGCAATAAGGGAAACAATCGGGAGTGGCTCAGTCCACCCCGATAACCCTTTCTTAATCGAAATTAATAGAAAATATAGAGAATTATGCGACCAGAATTAAACCACTACGGAGACAGACCCGACGTGATAGATTTTAATAAAAAATACGACCTTAATTTTACGCTAGGCAACGCGGTTAAATACATAGCACGAGCAGGCAAAAAAAACGGTGAAAGCAAAGAGAGCGATTTAAACAAGGCTATCGACTGCATTAAAAGGGAACTTGAGCATGTCTAGTATATCAGTATTCCCAAAGGGATTCCCGACAAAAGATGATCCTAGCAAATTTGCGCCAGCACGCATACCAGAACAGGATATACCACTAGAAACCTACTTTGATAATATAAAGGACGGATTTTGGCAAGATGAAGTATTGGCATACCGCACAGGCAAAATAGATAAGACCCAGCTTAGGGGCGTAACACCATGCGGAACGTTTACAAAGCGCGCTGCAAATGCAATTAAAGAGCCTAGCGGAACTATCGCGATTGACATTGATAAGCACGACCAAATAGATGGGTTACGTTTAGACCACGTGCGAGTACGTTTAATGCAGGACGGCTACACGCAAGCAGTACACGAAAGCGCAAGCGGAAATGGCGGCATGGTAGTTTATGTTAAGATAGACCCAAAACGTCATAAGGATGCGTTCTTAGGGCTTGAAAGGCACTTCGCTAACGAGTACGGTGTAATTATAGATAAAAGTTGTAAGGACGTGAGCCGTTTTAGGTTTGTAAGCTATGACCCAGATTTATACTACAACGCACGTTCAAAGACGTTTAAGACCTACCTTAAAAAAGAGGAGAAGCCAAACCCGAACCGCGCCACGTATATCCACACCTCAGAGGATTTAGACCACGTATGGCAGCAGATAGCGCAAAATGGTTATGACATATGTCCAGACTATTATGACTGGCTTAGATGCGCTATGGCGCTTTCAAATCACTACGGAGGGCAAAAAGGTCTAGACCTGTTTCACTTAGTGAGCCAAAACAGCGCGAAGTACGACGGCAAGAAATGCGACGACCAATATGCAGCGGTGAGCAAAGCCCAGTATTCAGATGTGAGCATAGGCACGCTTTTATATTTAGCCAAGGATGCAGGCGTGGAAATTAAGACACCAAAGACGCGCGACATTGAAAGCGTGGTAAAGCAACGGGTCAAGGCTGTGAACACGAACGGCGGGGCTGCGACCAAAGAGGATGCTGTAAAAGATGCGGAGCGCTTTCTAGTTGAGCAAAAGGGGTATGATGAAGTAAGTATTAGAGAGGTTGCCGAGCAGGTCTTAGAACTAACAGAAACGGAACTAAACCAAAACACAGGTGATGTCCTTACGGATTTAGAAATCTTTGTAGAGGGTCTGCCTTTGAAGTTTAATGAAGTAACAATGCACTACGAATATGAGGGCGAAGATATGCGCGAGCGCGATTGGAATAACCTCTATATTGATGCGCTAAAGGTTGTTAACGACAAGATAACGCAGCAACGCTTTGAGCTGATTGTAAGGAGTGAAAAGGTTACAAGCTACCACCCATTCCTAGCATACTTTGAACGCAATAAGCACAGGACAAGTAACGGCAACTTTGCTGCATTATGCAAGGCTATAAAACACGAGCAAGGCGGTAGCGACTATTTAGAAGTATATCTTAAAAAATGGTTACTAGGAATGATTAGCGCAATGAACGGCACTTACTCACTACTTATTTTGGTACTTACAGGCGGTCAAGGAACTAGCAAAACTAAGTTTTTCCGTAACCTTTTGCCAGAAGATTTAATGCGATACTATGGTGAAACCGAACTAGACAAAGGCAAAGATGACGAATTGCTTATGACGCAAAAGATTCTTTTGCTAGATGATGAGTTTGGCGGCAAGTCTAAAAAGGACGCTAAGAAACTAAAGAACCTTTCGAGCAAGCAGTTCTTTAATATACGACCACCGTACGGAAAACGCAACGAGGATATAAAGCGGTATGCCGTTTTGGCTGGCACTAGCAACGATGACGAAATTATAAACGACCCCACAGGTAACAGGCGTATAATTCCTTTGAGAGTTAGCAGCATCGACTTTGCAGCTTTGGCGCGCATAGATAAGAATGAACTATTTATGGAACTTTACCGCGAATGGCAGCAAGTAGGTGAGGACTGGATGCTTAGCAAAGAGGATATAGCATTATTGCAGTCTTACACGACACTAAACGAAACGCCAAGCCCAGAGGAAGAATTAATTATGCAGTATTTTACGCTTCCTACTGACTCGTTTAACGGTGAGTTTTTATCGACAACGGAAATAGTAAACTATATTCAAGCGCGAAGTATGACCAAAATACCTCTGAACGTTTACAAATTTGGTTCGGTGCTTAAAAAGTTGGGGTACGAAAAATCGCACAAAAAAGTTGACGGAAATACAAAAGGAGGTTATCTAGTGCAAAAAATAGGTGAGGTTATCAATCCGAGTTGGCAACCTTACGGCAATTAGCCCAATGGTAGCAACGGTTACAATGTTACACCTAAAAAAGGCGAAAACTTCTATATGGGAAAACATTTTTTTGCACCAACTATATATAAAATATATAAAACTTTTAGAGTTTCTATTGTAACCTTGTAACCCGCACTATCAAAGGGCTGCGAGGTTGTCAATAGTAATACTATTAACAACCGATTAAAAACTTAACAAATGGTAAAGAAATACAAATACATAGGAGAGTGCACAGGAAACGATGGAAATGGATGTTTCATGGATAGTTGCGGTCATAATTGCGGATGCTTTGAAAGAGTTGAAGTTGTATCAGATTTAGAGAATGATTAATCTCTACCCATACCAAGAACAAGCAGTAAAAGAACTAAGGCAGGAAATAGCGCAAGGGAAATAATCGTTATTAATTAAATAAAAAATCGTATATTTATACTATGGAAAAATGGAAAGACATACCCTCTTTTGCTGGCTATTATGAGGCGAGCGATTTAGGAAGAATAAGAAGAAAGAAGTCGCAAACTATTTATAAAGATGGTAGGGTTGCTAACTTTTCTCAAACCATATTAAAAGCTGGTTTTAATAAAAAAGGTTATAAGCGTGTTTATTTATCGTTAGCATCTAAAAAATATACTAAATCAGTTCATAGATTGGTAGCGGAAACATTTATACCTAATCCAGAAAATAAACCTACAGTAAATCATATAAACATGGATAAGTTAGATAATAAAGTTTCTAATTTAGAGTGGATGACTAACAAAGAAAACATGAGACACGCTTTTGATAATGGCGCTTTTGATGAAAGGAACAAATACTGCATCAAAAATATAACTGATAACATTTAAAATGATAAAGTTATATCCGTATCAAGAACAAGCCGTACAAGATTTAAGAGATAAAATAAAAGGGGGCGCGAGTAGATTGGTACTATGCGCCCCTACATAATCTGGCGCAGGAAAAACTGTCATGTTCAGTTACCTCACCAGCCGCATAATAGCAAACCAAAAGCGCGTACTAATATTAACGCATCGCAGCGAACTACTCACCCAAGCTGGTGGAACGCTAGAACATTTTAACCTCAGCCCGATTCACATAAAGCCCTCTTACGCACCCAAAACGCTAGCAGGTAGTTTATACGTGGCGATGACACAAACGCTTGTAAGACGCTTTAAAAAGCCCTTATATGCGCAATGGCTCGCTAATGGTCTGGATGTGGTAATAGTTGATGAGTGCCATCGATGCGATTTTAATACGCTACTTGCAGCACTACCACCTCATGTTATAGTGATAGGTGTAACGGCAACCCCACACCGTGAAAAGAACCAGCCCGCGCTGGACGCATTTTACCAGTCAATGGTGGAGGTTGCACAGGTTTCGCGCCTAATCGAGTTAGGCAAACTAGCGCGCCCAAAGTCTTACGGCATAAGCATAGACCTAAGTGGGGTGAAAACCAAAGGCTGCGACTGGGATAGCCAGCAAGTCGGCAAAAGGATGGATGAGATTAAGTTGTATCACGGGGTTTATGAAAACTACATTAAGCACACGCCTAATCAGAAAGCTATCATTTTCGCAAGTAGCATTGAAAGTAGCAAGACCCTAGTGCAATCGCTTAAAGATAAGGGGCTTCCCGCTAAGCACCTAGACGGCAATACCTCAACAAAGGAACGTAGGGAAACGCTGCAATGGTTTAAGGAAACACCCAACGCGCTACTTAGTAACATGGGAATACTAACGGCTGGTTTTGATGAGCCGACTATCGAGGTGGTGATACTTTACCGCGCTACCAAGTCGCTGCCTTTATTCCTACAAATGGTAGGTAGAGGAAGCAGAACCACACCCACTAAAAGCACCTTCACTATCCTAGATTTTGGAAACAACATAGCCACGCATGGATTTTGGGAACAGGATAGGGAATGGTCTTTACAGCCGCCAAAGCGAGCGCGTAAAAGTTTAGGAGTTAGCCCTATAAAGGAATGTCCTAATTGCAACGCGTATCTTTCGACACAAGCAAAGGAGTGCGAGTATTGCGGTCATGTATTCCCGCCTAGCAAAGCAGAAATACAGGAAAGGGTAATAGCTGAATTGCGACTACTTTCATATGACCAAGTAAAGCAAGCAGCACAGGGCGCAAGTTTTGAGGAACTAGAACAGCTTGCAACGGCAAAAGGTTACTCTAAAAACTGGATATTTTACAATTTGCAAAACAAAGAGCAACTAAAAGATTACGCTAAATACAAAGGATATTCACCTAAGTGGGTGGAGTATCAAATGCAGTTAAGAAATAAATAACGTTTTTTACTTGCATATTAAAATAAAGGTGTATATTGCGCTAACTAAAAGAAAACGACATGACACTAATACTAACAAGCATAGCAATAGGCTACTTTATTTATTTAGCCGCTGCATATTTTGGATATATTCCACCTAGCTATTACAACATAACGCACAAAGCACAAGGTTACGAGGTGGTAGCCGAAACGCCTTTGTGTCCTTTTTACATTAAGATGCACGATGGCTATTTTGAAACAATAGAAGAGGCTGAAGATTTTGCTTTAAATTTATGAGTTTACCAAGCGGAGAGGACAGACTACAAGCAGACGCCTATCGTTGGTTTCATAACACTTACCCACACTTACGCGGCTTGCTTAATTACAACCACAACAACAGCCGCAATGTAATAGAGGGCGCAAAGAATAAAGCAATGGGTTTGCAAAAGGGGCGATCCGATATGGTTTTGTACCTAAGCGGCAAAGCTTTTATGATTGAATGGAAAACAGCAAAGGGAACGCAATCCGCAAAGCAAAAGCAATGGCAGTCATTAATTGAAGCGCAAGGATTTAGTTACTATTTAGTTCGCAGCGTTGAGGAATTTAAACACATAATTACAATACTATGCAGCAGCTTTTAAAACTAGCCGAACTAGATACCTACTGGCGAAACCTAGCCTTTACCATTTGCGGCTGTCATTTACTAGCAGATGATTTGGTGCAGGATATGTATTTAAAAATATACGAGCGCAACCCTCCTAGCTGGAATAAGCGTTACGTTTACAGAACTATCCACAATCTATTTATAGACGAACTACGACGTACTAAAAAGCAAACCACGCTAGACTACATTGATGTAAGCACCGAAGAAACCGATAGCGACTGCATAGAGGTTTTGATGCAAAAGGCACTAAGCGATTTAGGTGACCCTAGCACGAGTAAAGCGGTAATGATTAACATGGATTACACGGTGCGCAGCTCGGCACGGAAAATGGGTTACAGCGCGTATAAACTTTGGTCTAAGGTAAAGGCTGCAAAGGAGGAATTAAGCGAGCGCAAGGATTTAAAACAGGCTTATGAGCAATTAAAAAATGGGGAGATATAAAACAAAAAACCACACTTTAACGTTAATATAATATGGCAACACCTAAGAAAAAGAAAGCAACCAAGCCAGCCTCTAAGGGTCTAGGCGATACAATCGCAAAGGTTACTAAATGGGCAGGCATTGAACCATGTGAATCATGTAAGAAGCGACAGAACAAGCTTAACAAGCTAATCCCTTACAACTCGGTTAAAGACGAAATGACACAAGAGCAATTCCAAAGCTGGGAACAATGGGGCAAAGAGTGGAACGGTAACACGCTCAAGGATGACGATATGACATTAATAGAGGACACCTATAATTCAATAAGGCAGACCAACGTATCACCTTGCAGGACTTGCGGTGCTAGTGCATGGTCGCAGCTTATAATGGCAATTGATAGTATAGCTAGTAAGTATAAGTAAAATCAATAATTGCAAACACATTGAATGATAACAGACGAAATAACGGAGGCAATAGCACTAAGGCAACTGGTGGCATAGACAGACGTAAGAACGAGTATAAGGATGCACTTAAACAAGCGGCAACCATTGATGACGTTGTGGACGTAATAGTAAAGCTAAAAGAGGTAGCAAGCACAGGTGACGTACCAGCGATTAAGCTATTTTTGGAATACTATGTAGGCAAACCAAAAGACAGCCTAGACATCACCTCAGACGGTGGTGCAATAAACTTTAAAGACCTCATTCAGTTTGGTAACACTTAGCCCGAAATATGAACTACTAGGGACGGATAGTAAATTTAGCATAGTAACAGGTGGGCGTGGGTCGGGCAAATCTTTCGGGGTTGCCTTGCTTACGCTTTTGCTTAGCTACGAACGTGGGCATACTATACTTTTCACGCGTTACACTTTAAGGTCTGCCGCGATTAGTATCATTCCCGAGTTCCTGGAGAAAATAGAACTACTAGGGCGTGATGGTGATTTTGCCGTTACTAAGGATGAGATTATAAACCGCAAGTCTGGCACGCGGATTCTATTTAGAGGTATCAAAACCTCTAGCGGTGACCAGACGGCAAACCTAAAATCCATTACAGGATTAAGCACGTGGGTACTAGACGAAGCGGAGGAACTTATGGACGAAGATAAGTTCGACACTATCAATTTATCGGTAAGGCAAAAGGGCGTACAGAACCGCGTTATATTAATGATGAACCCTACTACAAAAGAGCATTGGATATATCGCAGGTTCTTCCAGGAGCGTGGCGTTTCGGGTGGTTGGAACGGAACTAAGGAGGACGTGAATTACATACATACGACATACCTAGACAACTCTACCAATCTAAGCCCTAGCTACATTAAGGACATCGAGCGTTTAAAGCGAACCAATCTAAGCAAGTTTGAACATAAGATTATGGGGGGCTGGCTAGATAAGGCAGAGGGCGTTGTATTCCAGAATTGGGAATTTGGCGACTTTAACCCAGACGGATTACAGACTAGTTTCGGGCTTGACTTTGGTTTTAGTATTGACCCAGATGCACTGACCGAAGTAGCAATAGATAAGACTAAAAGGGTGATATATTTAAGGGAGTGTATTTATGAGAAAGGTTTACAGACCAACGTTCTTAGTGAGCGACTAAATGCAATCACAGACAAACGCTTAATCATTGCAGATAGTGCTGAGCCGCGACTTATTGCCGACCTAAAAAGTAGAGGTGCAAATATACAAGCGGTCAAAAAAGGCACAATCGAGAGCGGTGTTCAAATGTTGTTAGACTATAAGTTGGTTGTTTCACCAGAAAGTAGTAATTTAGCAAAGGAATTAAATAACTACACCTATTCAGATAGAGCAAGCAAATTGTACATAGATGACTGGAATCACTTACTGGACGGAATTAGGTACAACGTGACTTACCATTTAGATAATCCTCATAAAGGAAAGTACTATGTTTAGGACTGACATCGAGCAAAAGGTAATGCTAGTTAGGAGATACATTCACGAGTTTAAAGGCGTGGATATCGGTAACATTAAACTTAACGACGGCATGGATTTGGCAAAGCTAGATTACGCTTTAAAATTTGCACAACAATACTTTAACGAATGAAACTAAGAATCCCAACAAGCCAAAACGATATAACGTTAAGGCAGTACATAGAAGCGCAAGAGAAGCCCGAACGCGAGCAAATGGCAATATACCTAAACATTACACCAGAAACGCTTGCAGAGTTACCGCAGTCCGTTTATGACGAAGCTTTAGTTTGCATAGTTACGGCTTTACAATCGGAGCAAGATACTCACGTAAAGCGGTTTACACTAAATGGGGTGGAGTATGGCTTTGTACCTAATTTGGACCAGATAGAAAGTGGCGCGTTTGCTATTGCCGAAAGTTCAATACAGGACGTAACAACGGCAGCGGAATTTGTTAATGCAATGTACAGACCTATTAAGCGCAAGGCAGGCGTGTTCTATTCAGTTAAGCCATTTGCAGCGGATCGGGTTACTCAAATGCTAGATGCACCGCTTTCGGCTTATACGAGTAGTGTGGTTTTTTTTTATCATTTAGGCAACGACTTAACGAACTTTATCCAGAACTCTACAGCGTAAGCAGCAAGCAAACCAACGCGGATATGGTCGAGGGCTTTGGCTTAAAGTGGGGCTGGTATCACACTTTTAATGTTATGGCTGGCGGCGATTACTTTAAGCTTGAGCGCATTGAAAAAGAGCCACTAGGTGCAATACTTTACTTCCTAGCATATCAAAGCGATGTTACTAAATTGAACGCGCCTAAGAGTTAAAGTGCTTAATCAATCGTTCTTTAAGTTGTAAGTCTAGTTCAAAATCGTCATTAAATAAGTTGGTCAACTCGCTTTCTTTTGGCGGGTCGTAAGGGTGGTAAAAGTTACCTGTATAAGTGTAGCAATATAACTCACCATTCCTAAATGGTATGGTGTGAATGTTATAGCCCTTATTAATTAAGTACTCTTGAACTTTATCGTTATGCGCGCGGCTTTTAATTTTGACTATCATGCTATTGAATTTAAAACAAATATAAGCTATTTCACGTTAATATACTATGAACGGATACTATTTATTACTAGACTACATTAAGAGTTTGCTGGATGCCGACGTAGATTGCAATACGGTTACTACTGGCGTGGACTTGAGTAGCACCGACCTAAACCGTAAAGACATCTACCCGCTTGCACATATAGAAGCAAACGACGGAACGTTTTTAGATAACGTGATTCAGATTAATTTAGAGTTGTTTAGCCTTGACCAGGTAGATTTTAGCAAAGAGATTGAGAACGGGCAGAAGTTTATAGGTAACGATAACGAGCAGGACGTTTACAACACAACGCTCTACGTACTTAGGCGCGTTTATAACAAGCTAAGCGTTAGCGATGGCATTTCTATTCTAGGCGATGCAAACATACAGAAAACGGAACGCGTGGAAAATAACCTTATCGGCTGGTCTATGACTTTGACTGTTGAAATTTCGGATAGTGTGATGCGTTTCTGCTAGGCTATGAATAACAGCGAAGTACAAATAGAACTAGACAAATTCGGAAAGCGATTAGTACAAGCTTCACGCAGTAGCCTTACACAACAAAAGGTAAAGGCAAGCGGTGAACTTTACAAGTCTATTGGCTACGATTTAAAAGTAAGCCCTAATTCATTCCAGTTTAGTTTCGGCTCTACTTTGCCATACTCCAAGTTTCAAGATCAAGGGGTGAGTGGAACGCAACGCAAGTTTAAAACCCCTTTTAGTTACAAAAGTAAGAAGCCACCAGCAAGCGTATTTATAAGCTGGGCAAAGCAAAAGGGAATTAAGCCACGTGGTAAAAATGGGCGGTTTACATCCTATGAAAGTTTCGGCTTTGCGGTTGCAAATAGCGTATTTAGGAAAGGTATCAAACCAAAGAACTTTATAACACGTCCATTTGAAAAAGCCTTTAAAGCTTTGCCAGATGCGTTAATAGAAGCGTATGGGTTGGAACTGGATAGGACGTTACTCAGATAACGCCTTAATAATATCTTTTTCGCTTATAATTTCAAAGTCATAGTGATACGTTTCGCTTCCTTTCATTGATAGCGCGTACCTTATGCCGTCATTCCTAACAAGGTAGCCAGTTACTAAATGCGGGTACTGGTCTGGGTCGGTTATAAGGAAAACTAGTTCACCTATATTGTGTTGCGTGTCTATTATTTGCATATTCAAAACGTCTTAATAAAAACAAATATACAACATTTTTCGTTAATACAATATGCCAGTATTCTCAACAATTACTATTAAATTCTCAGATGCTTTCGAGCCAAATACAGCAACGCCATTAATCTTTATTAATGCTTTTGATTCAATTCAAAACGCTGGTCTTTCGGTTGTAGTCGAAAGGGTAGTAGCAACCCGCACGCAATTTGGCGAGTTTTCAACTGGTACGGATGACGTTACGCAAGCTGGATTGTATAAAGACGCGCTTGATTTAGACCTCGACCCTTTGGAATATGAGGTATCTATAATAGGCAACAATGTTACAATAGGTAGCCTAAGGCAGGAAATATCATTCACCGATTTAGTAATAGGGCAACCGAACACAAGCCGTGCTACTTTTGTTATAAATAACGATGCGATAAATATACCACGAACGGAAGGTATCATTCCAGCGCGTTCTAACTACTACGTAACGCGTCCTATTGTAGACCCCAACGTGGTTAGTCAAACGGTTAAGATGTGGTTCAATTCAGACCTAATAGACCCCGACTACCAGCAACGCACACCAGATTATCAATCTACTCAACTACGACCAAGTGCAAACTGGGAGAATTTTGACCTAGCGATAACGCAATACGCACGCGACTTTATAACGCCTAAACTTCCAACGTTCACGGCTGGAATAGTTGATAGCGTAGCGGGGTCTGTAATTACTAGCAGCATATCTGTACGTAACAATCTGGAAGCAATAGACCAGCCTATTTTAAATCAAGCGGTTACCACACTAGGCTATGCAACCTACCAACAAGGTGCAACGCCTAAATATAGCCAGCTTATTCTTTTGAGTTCGCAACGCCACCAAGTTAAGCGCGGTGAACTTATAATAGTACCAGTAAATACAAACGCGGTTACAACTTCAATAGTATTTACCAATCCAGCTGGCGATTTTTTAGGGTTATATACATTAATAGCAAGCGGTGATATAACTAAGCAGATACAATATGTTTGTTTTTCTACTGCGGGGCTTACCGATGACTTTGTAGAAGTAAACGGAACACATATTTTTGAGTTGATAGATGAGTGCTTGTATAAAACACAACCAGTCCGTTTCTTAAATAGGTACGGTGTATGGGAAAACCTTACATTCTTTAAAGCCGAAAAAGAAAGTTTGCAGGTAACTCGTGAGGGGAATTTTAAGAACAACTACGTTAACGGTGGCACTTATGACACTACGCGCCATTTATATCGCAATACGGACACGAACGCGCGTAGGTCGTTACAACTTACAACGGGCTACATTAGCGAGCAGCAAAACGCAGCTATTGATGACTTACTATTAAGCGACTATGTGTATTTAGAAAACGGTGAGCCTATGGAAGTCGATACTAATAGCGTGGATAAAAAGACCCGCATAGTTGACAAGCTAATAAACTACGAAATTGCTTTTAAATATAGTAGTGATTTGGTGCAAGTGGTTTAAAATACCTTTGCTTTTCAAGGTCAGCCAGTCTTATGTTAATTTAATCCCTATGACTTAATACCCCCTAAAATCGGATTAGCGATACAATCATTAACACGTCCTACATTTGCGACAACAAAGGTTTCCTTTCTTTTTAGGGGTTGATGTTACTTATATTAATTTAGCCGCTTCTTTTGCTATCACGTCCAGACCCTCTTTGCTTATCATTATTCTTCTGGCATCCTCTACTGATAAACCCATTTCGTGACAAGCGTTTGAAAAATTCATAGTTGCAATTTCAATAATTTTGTGAAAGTTTACTTCGCTTAACTCTTGTTTTATTAATTCTAGTTTTAAAGTATTCATAATGTTTGTTTTTGTTTGTTTGTTTCTTTGTTGGTACAAATATAAACCATTTTATAATACTACGCAAGTATAAAAACAAAAAAATGTGTTTTCACGTTAATAAAGTGCATGAACTTACAGATTTACATATCAGATGAGCAAGGAATAAACGAGCGAAAAATAGACTTATTCCCGTCCGATACTATAAATTTAAACCAGTCGATACAATCACTCCGCGACCTTACTAAAGTTTTTACCGACTTCACTCAGTCGTTTAAAGTTCCCGCAAGCGATAGCAATAACGCGACGTTTAAGCATTACTACCAGTCGCAAATAGATGACGGCTTCGATGCTAGGACAAAAAGAAAGGCACGCATAGAAATTAACGGCATTACTTTTAAGCTGGGCAAAATGCAACTAAACTCGGTAGGTATTAAATCCAACAAACCCGAGTTTTACGACATTCAATTCTTTGGAAATACTATTGACATTAAGGACTTAGTAGGTGATGACACGCTACGAGATTTAGATACACTTGATGCGCTGGATTTTGAATATACCGATAGCAACGTGCGAGCTAGGTTAGAAACAAATGCAAACGTTTCTTTTAGTTTGACTTCATACGCAAAGCGCTTTCTATTCAATAGCGACGGCAATGTAAACACGCCAGAAAGCGTAAATATAAAGTACGAGCCTACTTATACTAACGGTATTGATTGGAAGGATTTAAAAGGGTATGTTAAGGTAAGTAAAATCATTGATGCAATAGAGCAAGAGTACGGGTTTACATTTAGCCGCGACTTCTTTGGGCGTGCTGAATTTCAACAGCTCTACATGAGTTTAGGAAATGGTAAGAGTACGAGAGAATTACTTTCTGAAAACTTGCTAGGCGAATATGATAGGGTGGTTTTTAGGGGTTCGGGTTCTAATTATATTCAGAATTCCTACATTATAAATATGCCAGTATCAAATCAAGCAGTTGATTATAGGCTTAAAATAGAGGTAAACGGAGATGTTCTTTTTCAAACTGATATAGTAAGAGGTAATATAAATGTAAGGTTTACACAACAAAACGCGCCCACTGGCAACTATAATGTAAAGTACTACATTGAAGCGGAGCGCGCTATGAATGTGACCCCTAGATTAAGATTGGAAAGTGTTAATTTTCCATTAGGTAGTTCAACTCTAATAGACGAAACGGTATCAATTACCACACTAAACCCTACCTTTAAAGTTAGCGAAACCATAGCAAACATAAAGGTTTTAGATTGGTTTGCAGCTATATTAAAGTCTTTTAACCTAGTAATAGTACCGCAGCCAGATGGCACGCTTTACGTTAATGACCTAAATAGCTGGTACAGACAAGGTGCAATACTAGACGTTACCGATTACATAGATATAAGCACGCTACAAGTATCGCGCGGGGAACTATTTAAAGAGATTAGCTTTAAGTACGAGGACACTCCGCAAATACTAGCGGCAGAATATGAATCTACTTTCGGGAAGCAATTTGGCGCGGAGGAAATAAGCCTTTTAGGGCTTGCAACCGATGACACCTTAGAAGTAAAGCTACCTTTTGAAAACCCACAATTTGAGCGCATAACAGGCAGTTTAGTGCAATACGCTTACATTGTAGATGGTGAACTTGCACCTTACGATAATAAGCCATTTTTAGCCTATTTGCCGACGTTATTACTAGATAGAAGTAATAGGATAGGTTTTAATACGGACAGTTCTTATATCGCTTTAAACCAAGCCAACGTGCCTAGTCATTCAATCACGCTTTCGGGTGGTTTTACCGCGCAATTTGCAGATGAATTTAGCGAATACAACAGGACTTCGCTATCAGATAACTTTTATTCACGTTTTTACAAAGATTATTTTGATGACTTATTTAGTCCTAAGCGTAGAAAGTACTCATTTGATGCAGCTTTCCCACCGTTACTATTCTCAAAAATAGAAATAAATGATAGGCTAATTATTAAAGGTGAGCGATATGTAATAGATAACATTGATACCGACCTAATAACAGGCAAAACTAAGCTTACTTTGCTTAATGATTTATTTGAAACGCTAATAAAAACAGAAACAAGCAGCACATTAAGCGAGAAATTTGGAGTGTTTAATGACGCTGGGTCATTCTATTACGTAGGTGGCGAGCAAATAGCAATAGCCTTTACAGATGATGATTTTATTACAATAGATAGCCAGCCGCCACTAGTTAGCTTTACACTATCAGAAAACGCCACGCTTGCAGATAGGGTTGGGGTTATTCAAATACAGGACGGTCTTAGCGACCCTACTTTTGTAGTGCTTCAACCTTTTAACGATTTTAGAAAACTTGCTTTTGATAGCAACGAAATAACTTTTGATAATACAAACATAACATTTTAACAATGGCACTACTAGACATAGAAATAGGGAGCGAACCGAACGACGGCTTAGGCGATGATTTAAGAAACGGAGCGCAAAAAATAAACCAAAACTTTTTTAATGTAGAAAACTATACAGGTGGCGCGTCTTACTTTGATGAAACTTATAAAATAGGTAGCCCGCTTGTTATAGAAGAAGGTGTCCGAACAAAATTAACGTGTGATAATGGCACTATTGTAGACGGAAATTTGCCCTTTGATTTTAGCGGTGGCATGTGGAACGCGACCACCAATAAATTAGTGGCAATTAATGAAAAAGACCGTATTATATTGGAAATTAGATTTAAGGCTTCAGCATCTGTTAACAACGCGTTTTTTGATG